GCGGTCAGACCGGTCTGTCTTATCAATTCTTTTAGATCATTGTCTGAGATGGTATTTCCGGAAATCTGTTGATTGGTGACTTGAAACTGATTCGGATTGAATGTGGTCATTGAATTAGTGGCTGGGATGAAGTTTGGATTTGATCCAAATCCTGGTACTGGTGTATGTTCCTCTCCTGATGCCATGGCAAAGGCGGTGGCGCCACCAATGAGTGCACCATATGGACCGAATCGGCTACCAACCAGGGCTCCACCAAAAGTTGCTGAATATGTTTTAATGTCTTCCTTGTTCTCTTTGAACCACGTAGAGAACGCGTTCAGATGTCCCATCAGTGTGCTCATCTGTGTGCCCATATTCGCAATATTTGTCGCCATATTGGAGAGTTCAGTACCGTAACCTCCACCTAACCATTCTTTAAACTTTTTTCCAATTTTCGTTGCAAGAGTGTTTATCATCTCCATGCTGCTACCGGACTGAACCGACGCATTCAATTCCTTCAGCCAATCATTGAATGGTCCACCTAACTTATCAGAAATTGTTATACCAACTGTGGCAATAGTCGTCTTCATTGCTTCCCAAGCCCCCATGGTCTTTACACCCAACAGATCCACAAAGGTCTTTTGTTCTTTGATCATTCCGGATTGTCCACGTCGGATCTTAACCAGTTGGTCATATTCCATTCCAAATAATCTCGTGTATGCCTTCCTTTGATAGTAATTAGCGGTTTCAAATTTAGCACTCCCCTTGAGGATCCGCTGTAACTCTTTCGCCATGCCTGCAGAGTCATCTGCCATCTTTAGACTTCTGAGTCGATTAAGATTGAACTTTTCACCAGTAATGAGTTCTGTAGTCCTCTGTGTCTGAATAGATGATTGGATGTTCATCAGTGAGTCGGTAGATGTCACGATATCATTGATGGAAACTCCCATCCTCCGAGCTTCAATGGCACCTCTGGCTAGATTCTTAAAATTGATGCCAGCTGATGTCGCCATCGTCCCAGAGAACCCAGCGATGTCTTTCATCACCTGATGTGGTAGAATCTTATTGGTCTTAGCTATCTGGTAGGTCTGTTCGGCGAAGTCCTCTGCGGAATCCGCTGTCATACCACCTATCTTGACGAGCATTCCAAATAGTTTTGCTCCTTCATCGGTTGATAAACCCATTGCCGTTGCGCTATCGAGTATTTGTCCCGATAGGCTTGCTGCCTCTGTGGCTGAGATTCCAAAATCCGTTGCCAGCGTATCCGTTAAGCTGGTTATGTCTGACAGATTCTTCCCGATACTGACTGCGGCGTAGTTGGAGTCCAGGAGTGCTTCTTGGAAGGGACCCGCTTGGGCTCCCATGACACCAAAGGCAGATCCCATTTCGGTTATTCGTCCGCTAACACTGGTGAGCATCTTACCGATGACACCCAAAATTGCTCCTATGCTGAACCAAGTTGCTAATTGAGTCTTCAGTGCAGTCTTCGCCTTAGTATAAACTCCACCCATCTTCTTCATGACGCTAAATCGTTCTCTTTCTTGATGGACCTGATCGTACAATTTAAGCAGCTGTTTATCCTGTTCTACACCAAATCTTTTCTTAACCCCGAATATCAATCTATTCATCTTGAATCGCATCGTATTGAAGAGATTTTGTTTCCCCATCAGTTTCGTTAAAAACTTGGAATGTTTGATTCGTTTCTGGTATAGGTTGACTGCATCCTTACTAAGATTGAGCCCCTTTTTTTTAAAGCCTAACGCCTCATCCGCTTGTGCAACTATACTCTGCTGTAGTTTGAGACTCTTTTCAAACTGTTTAGACAGATCAGCATCCTTAGACATCTGTTGCAGCTTTTCAGTCAAATCCTTAACGGTTTTAAGTGATTTATTTAAACCCGAAGTCATATCTGTAACCGATTTGGTCATCTTCGCGAAGTTTGCTGCAGTAGATGAGGATAATTTCTGAAATAGTGCGCTATCTTTTAACGGATCAGCCATCTTTTAAATCCTCCTCCCTGTGCGATCTAGGTAATCTTCCCAATACTTATCAATATCACGAGTACCAGTCTCTTTCTCAAATTGATCTATAAATTCCTTCTGAGTGGCATCTATTTTTTGATCCAGATCTGCTAATTTCTTTTCATACTTTTTAAGTTTTTTGGTTTTCTTCTGTAGGTGTTTCCTCTCTGCAGCCTTTTGTGCACCAGGAAGTATTTTATTGATCAGAAAGTCAAGCAATCCCTCATCGAGGAGATTCCGATGATTCATATATGAGTGTTTTTTTCGCATAGTTTGGTCCGTATCTATCTGTATATAAATATTTAACCGTTCCAGATTATCTGGGATTAAACTTGCGAGTTGGGAGCGAATTAGACTTTTGAGCGGCTTCTGCTGCTTTGTTTTCCTCTTTCCGCAGGTCGATCAGTTCCTTCATGTAGAAGTTTCTCAGATAGACTGGCATGCTGTACACGTCTGAGAACGTAAAGCCGTTCCCGTGCTGGATTAGAGAAAAGATGCTCTTGTGAAGAGCTGCTTTATCTGTCGGTTGAAGGCCAAAAAAACTCAACGGTCAAGGGAATATCCACCTTAACCGTCTCACCTCCTAATTCAATCTCCTGCGACATTTCAATGTCGGGTGTTATCCGAAGGACTTCTTTTCTCAATTCTAGAGAATCTTTGGATAACATGTTGTTTGCATAATTTGAAATCGCGGATGCTTCGGTGTTACCGTCCACGGAAGTGATCAGGTGACGGAGTCGTGTTGTGATTTCTGCTGAGGTGCCGGTCTTCTTGAAAGACGCAATGTCTCGCTCAATCTGTTTCTCTTCCTTACCGGTCAACAGTTTGAACGTGACGGTATTTTTAGAAACTGGTAATTGGAACGAAAACTGTCCCTTTGAGTAATCGAGACCTTCGGGTAATTCTTTAAACGCACATTTTGTCAGGTCAAACGTGTATGGAACGATCTCCTGAGTGGTTGGATCTTCAATGTCAACTACATAATCTGCTCCGTAGGCGAGAATCCTTGCTGCCACCATAACGGCATTTTTATCACCAAGCACTAGATCATCCACCTTGACGGCTTTATCAATCAACAGTGCATCGAGCAGACGGTCCAACACAACACCTTTCTTTATAAGATTTTCAGATGTTAGGATGTCCTCCTCTTTGGCGGTCATATATTTGATTTCAACTTTTCCGGAACTGAGTGGGCTCTTTTCGGGATAAACCTTACCCAGACTGGGCAGATCTACCATCTCGGTGGGGAATTGGGTTCCTTCTGACATAACTATTTCTCCTATACTTGAGTCGCTCTACGGTACCATCCGAACCAAAAACGTTCTTGTTCGGGTCGTTTGAAAACGATACTGGCGAATCGTAGGACTCTATAACTTCTTATACGGTTGACGGAAATGTTCTTGCATGCATTGATCGTATTTGGACCAATCTTTCCATCAATTTTTAATTTATCTTCTTTTCGTTTAGCGTTGCAGGTTCTCTGTAGGACTTTCACAGCTCCTCCGATACCAAAATTTACCACCATATCAAAATAGATAAATCTGATCTCCGGTCGTAGGTCTTGAGCCTTCGATGGGCCCCAATAATCCTGAAAGTATATCTGCTTAGCTTGATCCACTGTAAGATTCTTGATGTCTACATCTGGATAGAAACGTTTCGCTATACCAAAGTTGGTCTCGCCTCCCCTATCGGTGGGATCGTCGACATACCCACCTTCATGGTCAAGTATGTGTTGTACTATGCTTTCAAAATCAGTAGGATGATTTTCCACAAAAAACCTTTAGCTTAATTGTTAGAATTGTAAGATAGCATAATCATATCTGAGCGTCATTGTGATCTCGAGTGGTGCGTTTTCACCAAAATCTAAATCCCCAAAGTTAGCTTGTTGGATATATGCCCCCTTGAGGGTCCACTCTTCTACCTTATCACCAACCGGGCCCAGCACATTAAATGTGACGTCCTTCTTGTAAAAGTCGGCATAACCATCACGTCCCGTTACGGATTCGTGTGATAGTCTGACCCATTCCATGACTGCCTGTGCAGCTGATGGAACGACTGGATCGTATAAAGTGCATTCGAGCGTCTGCCAATCAGCCTTACCTTTGACGTATTGCTTGACGTTCATGTGATGGAGCTCAATGTCCTCAAACTGTAGTTGAGGTCTCTGAGCACCTTTGATCATATATGCGGGAATTCCGTCTATGACCATGATAAACCGATTTTTTAATTTCGGTTCAAATGGTGTGAACATTATTTCATTGGCTGTTACTAGTTCTGGCATTTTAATCTCCGAGTGGTATTACTATTCATACTATATATAAATATCATGAAAGACAAAAAAAAAGAGTCTGGTTTTATGCAGACTCTTTTTTTACTTATTTGTGTCCGTATCCGACTATTCTGGGAAAGAAGCCCCTGTCGGTTGTACTGTGAAGTCCAAAATAATAAACTCAGCAGTTCTGGTCGGTTGTAGGAATATTTGTCCATACAGAATATTCCGATCAATCAGATCTGGTGTGTTATTAGATTCATCCATCACGACTCTGAAAGCACTGAGTCCACTATTTGCTTGTATCTGTTCCATATAGGGATTCACAATATTAAGGAATCGATTCCTCGTAGCACTAGTATTCTGTTCAAATAGTAAGAATCTTGATGTGCTAGCAATGAACTTCTTCACCTTAATGAGCAATCGTCTCACGTTAATCCGGTCCAGTGCAGATGCCTTCTTCTGCAGAGTCTTCTGACCAAACACCGTCACGCCCTGTCCAGGGAAGGTTGCAATTGGATTCACGTTGCTGTCGTAGAGGGTATCACGGTTACCGTGAGTGAGTTTCCTCTCTGCTGAGACTGCTGAATCAATTCCACCTCGATTTAAACCTGCAGGTGCGAACCATGGATGTGATACTTTGTCATTGAATGCAAAGACTCCACCCATTACGGTTGATGGTGGTACCCATACGTTCTTATTTACTCCCAGATCAGCTATCTGAACCCAAGGCCAGTACACTGCTGCGTAGCTGGAATCCCGAGTTTCTGCTTCCGTAGTAACAGTACTGAGTGCACTGTCGAACGGTACTGGATCCACAATCACGAAACAATCACCCCGATTTTCTGCCATGTCTATGGCTTTACTGACCAGGTTTGTTCCATTTGAGAATGAATCACACACTCCAGGCATGAGAAGTAGATTGATATCATATTCATCTTGATTCCCTAGTAGATTGATTGCATCCTCGTAAGCGGTCTTACCAGAAGCGGCTGTCCCCAAGGTGAACCCTTGAGTGTTTGAATCTGTAATGTTCTCATAAAACTTGTATCCACCAGCATGTGCTGCTGTTCCGGCTTCATCACCGAGAGAATTAAATCCAGCATATCCGGATGATCCATTATAAAAAGATCCAGAATTCAATCCCGGTAATGATGCTGAAAAACTGTTGACTCGAAGATCACCATTTTCATTTAAATACTTAGGTGTCTCGTTTTTAATTTCAACTCTGACGTATTTCGATCTATTCGGATAAGATCCACTCTGTTGGATGTACGGACTAGATGTTCCGGAACCCTTTAGAGTGAAACTCACATCACCGATCACTTTACCGATGAAATTGCTCTGCATGGGATCTAAACTGATATTGCTGTACGATTCGAGTGAATTTTTTCTCTTATGGGAATCATCACCTCTCCGGATGTTCAGAGAGAATGTTCCTTTCTTGACGTTCTGTGACGTAACTTCCCATCTGAGGTTGTCAGCCGATCCACTCTTTAGAACATTATTTGCCAACATTACTGGATTATCTGCTTGTGCTACAACATCAGCTCCACCGTGGGGAGAGATATTATTATTCATCTCCGCTCCGTGTGAGAGTGTGTGTAATAAGAAAGATGCACTGTCTTCCGAAAATGGTGCTGTGTTAGCATTATGAGTAGCCTGATGCCAACTCCCTGTGTGGGAATTACTTTCATTATCCGTTCCCACAGGGACGATGGATTTCGCTGTACTGACAGCACCTGCAAGAATCCGGATCACCGTTAAAGCGTTTCCGTGTTTGAGGTATTCCCGTGCAGTCAGACTGGTCATGTAAGAAAATGGTTGACTTCCTGACATGAATGTGTCTCCAAATTTTTGAATAAATTCTGAGTAACTGCTTACAACTACCGGTTGGTTAGCCGGACCTTTTACGGTTGGTCCGATCAGAGCAGCGCCAATATCTCCGATTGCTGCTGGTAAGAATGATTGGTCTATCTCATTAGTAAATACACCGGGACTGATAACTTTTTCGCTTGACGCCATTTTGGTTCTCCATTAAAAATAAAAAAATCTTGAGGGTATAGTGATATCACTTATAAATATATTTAAAATAACCAAACAATCAGATTATCTGAATTATTTATCTGTCGTCGTACGCCTAGTTGCCCGTTTTTTTCTAGGCTTGCGCGCTGGCTTTTTAGCTGCTGGTTCTGGTGCCGGAGCTGGTGCCGGAGCTGGTGCCGGAGCTGGTGCCGGAGCCGGAGCCGGAGCCGGAGCTGGTGCCGGAGCTGGTGCCGGGGCTGGTGCCGGGGCTGAAGCGGGTCCTGGTGCTGGTGCACCTGGAGCTTCCGGAGCGGCTGGTGTGAATGTACCAGTCTTCTGATCTAATACACCTTCGCCGTACTTT